CTACGTGTGCGTGCTTCAAACGAGCCACAATTGCTTTATTTCCATCTTTTCGTCTTTTAACGTTAGATCATTTATTCGTCTATAAAACGACGTTAGGTTATAATTTATTAAATAAGCTTTTCTATAGAAGTAAGGTATTAAGAATGATGAAAAGAGAGGTGCCTTGTCCTTTTCACTTAGATAGTAGTCACTGTGCCTACGAGATATATCATATACGAGATGAAGTAGCGCCGTGTGTAAGATGTCCGTGTGATTTTAAGAATAGGGAGACTTTGATGCATTCTGTTTATGCAGAGTATGTGTCGAAGTATCTGTTGGTTAATGGTAAGCCGGAAGAGCGTAAACAAGTAAGTGCGAAAGCGTATTTCAATTATTATATTAAATTGTTTACGAATTCTTCTCAAATTCTCATCCGGGCACCTACAAATCATAAAAATCCTTTTAGGGAGACTCAAATATATCCTTCTCCGATGTTTGAATTTTTTATGAATGAAGCTTCGAGAAAATACATATATGATATGACAGGAGTCAGAGATTATGTACCGGGTTCTTTAGTGCATAGATGTTATATAGTAGTTTCTTGGCATAGCATAATTTATGAGAAATTTTCTACGTGTATGGATTTTGACGGTAATTTTGTAGGGGAAACGTTTAACCGGGTAGTTTACTCTACTAATAATATGACAATGTATAAGAAAATTAAATTATTAGCTGAGTATGATACGAATACAAATTTTGTCGGCCCGGAAATGTTTGCTATTAGGCCTTTGATACATGGTGCGTTTCAAACAGCTATAGATTTAATAGGTGTAAGAAAATACTTTGGGACGCAGTATTTGAAATATGATCCTCGTACTTTTTATACGGATACTTTTTCGATGGTCACGGGGGGTGGTATATCTCCGATGGCTAGTGGTACGGCTGTTATAGACGGTGTCACTTATAAGATACATAATTCAGGTATGAAAGCTGTAATGTTCGAGGCTAATATGCGGGCTTGTCATAAGTGGTTGATGCATATGATGCGTAATACTTATTATCCTTATTATGATTTTGAAGTTATCCGACAGAAACGAGAGTATAAGAAATTAGTTGAAATGGTTACTTTAGAGCTGTTAAAGAAATTACCTGAAGGTATGAGAGAGTTTTTTATACCTAGTATGCTTCATGGGTTTGTTGGTAATTTGATAGCTGGTTTTATGAAACGATTTTTATATGGTAAGGCATGTAAAGTCGGTTTTAACTTTGATCATGGAGGCGCTTATATGTTTGCTAAATCGTGTAATTATGATGATCCGAATGTTGTGCACTGTCAAGGCGATATTTATAAGTTGGACAAGAATGTGCAAAAGATTATCTTGTATTTATATGTCACTTTGGTATATTTAATGTACGATATGGATAATATAACGCCACAGTTACGAAATTTGCTAAGAACCTTGATTAGGCATTACATGTATCATGTAGGTAATAAGACTGTCCTTCACTTAGGCGATTTTTTTCGAATAGAACAAGGTAAGGTATATTCGGGAGATTTACAGACTACCGGCCTTGGTTGTTTCGCTATGGTTTTTTTATTTTCTCTGTATATAGAACAAGTTAAGAAAGATAATCCTAGTATGGCCGATGTGATAGCGCGAGCTTTTTTTTTATTGGTGTTGGCTATCATAGTTTATGGGGATGATCATATATGGTGGTATCCGAAGGCTATGAGGAATATAATAAATATACGAGGATTTGCTATGTTTTTGGAAAGATATCTCCAGATGAAACTGCGAAATTTTAAGGAGGGTCAGTTTCTATCTGAGATTGATCCTGTTACTTGTGAAATTACAAAAATGGGAATGACTTTTTTAAAGCGTCAGTTCATAGCCAATACTGATCCTAGGTACCCTCCAGTTCTACCTTTTAAGTCAACGCGAGAAGTACTGGTATCTTTGGGATGTAAGGAGTTTGATGCCACAACTAATACCGATGTTGATCCAATTGATATAATGCTTTCATGTACTGGTCAAGCCTATGATTGTAAGAATAACCCAATAGCTTATAATATTATAAAAGAGATTCGTAATAAGGTTATTTCTTTTTATGGTGTGCCTAATTTGCAAGAGAAGTTGAGTGAGTACTTGAATGATCCTAGCCAGCGAGTCAAAATAAATAAAATCTTGCGAAGATTGAATATAAAGGAGAAAGATATATTGTGTAGTTTTCCTTCGTGGGATGAGTTGATGGCTAGGAATGTTCTGGATTTGACAAAGTGTAGGTATGGACAGGATTATGATGATCAGAGTCGGGATTATAGTGAGTTTTATGAGGAGGAAGAGGA